TTTTGATTATTTGGATTTAATTTGTTGTATTCATCAATATGGTCCACTTCATATTCTTCCATCAATTTTCTACGTTCACGTATTTCCTTCCACACTTTCTGTAGCATGATCTTCATTTCGATTTCTTCCATGCAAACCTCTTTTACATGCTTCACCCTTCGCAAGAAATGAAACTCGGAATTCTTTAAATCACCCAAGTACAAATGTAATTTATCTGGGGACATGTATTGAATAAGTGTAGATAGAACAACACGTATCATACTACTTTTACCGCTCCCTGTTTCTCCAGCTATAAGTAAGTGTGGAGTATTGGATTCAACCATGTCATACACAATCATATTTCCGAACTGGTCCCGTCCTACCACAATAGGAAGACGATATTTTTTAAATAATGGCTGCCACTTCTTATAACTGTATCTGTATGTTTGTAGCCCCGCATCCGAATGGAATACATTGAGCACAAACTTTTTAATATCACCTTCAATTGCTACATTACGACCTAATATTTGTTGAAAGCAAAACCATTTCTTTTCAATAGTCTTCGGATCCAATCCATTAGGAATGGTAAATACATATCGAACATTTTCTTGTGTAGAAGAAACGGAATGTATCTTTGGATAAATCGGCACCTTCCCACCTCTTGTTTGATGGTCCACATATAAACCAGCTTTTCCAAATACCTCTATAAGTTGATTCTTCAAACTTTGTTTATGCAGCCAATCCTTAACAATCCCCATATGTTCACCCCTCAAAACATAATTACGAGCCTGATAAATACATAACCAATTAGACAAACTCCGCCTAATCGTGTTCCGTGATAAATCCCTTCACTTACAAGTTTAGCTGCGGATACATAGTCATTTTTCACTAGGTATTTTTCCAGTACCACTGCCCCAATTAAAACTGTGCCCATGATTCCGAGCGCAAGGTAAGTATTTATCATCTGGTCTGACATATGAAGAAATGCTAATGGACTAACAGAATTATATTTTCTTATTTTTGGTACTTTATCTTTGTATGAACCATCCATAAATGAACGAAAAGGGATTACTTGTTTTCTTGTAAACATGAATCCACCGCCTTTTTATTATTTATCACATTCCGCACATGACTCTGAACAATACTTCTTTCCGTTCAGTCTCCAAAACAACCAATCGGATAAAAGGCATTTACAATACTCACAAGTTTCTCCTGATGACATCTTGATGTTCATTACATTCTCCCCTTTATAAACAGAATTTAAAATCCTGATGACACATAGGTTTATCGACTCAAAACCTTGATAGCATTACTTTGATAGCTAACTTGATATCTACTTTGATAGTACAAGTGCTAGTTATCTTGATAGCAATGAAGCTATTTACTTTAGTAGCTACTTTGATAATAAGTTTGATAGCTATTTTGGTAGCAACCTTGATACATCATATTGTGGACGGCTTGTACAATATGTAAATTTTTTTTGCTCCTATGCGAATATTTTTTTTCGTTCTTGTCCACAATGTTGAAAATGACAAATACATATAGGAGTGATAGAGGTGTTTTGGAAATTTGGAGGAAAGAAGAGAACAAAGTTAGGAAAATTCCTTGATTTACATGGTTATAATCAAAATGACTTAGAAAAAGAAGCAAATTTAAGTAGACCTACTGTATCCAAAGCTTGTAACGATAAAGAATACATACCTAGTCCAACCGTTATGAAAAAAATATTAAAAGCAATTAGAAAAATTAAACCAAATGCAAAATCTCATGACTTTTGGGATATGTAAACACAAAAACTCCGCCTCCAATAAGAGACGGATTCTTTGTTGTGCAATAGATCGGGATCCTTCATTTCAAACATACAATACATATTTTTTACAATCAGGAAATTGTTCTATCTTTCGCCTATATTGGATATACTATAAATAACATCTAGAGAATCACCACGTGAATGCACCTTCAAACTAGAGAAGGTGCATTTTATATTTTAAACATATTCGAAGTCATCTTTACATATATTAATTCACTCCTGTTGTGTTATACACAATTCGTTCTATACGAAAAAGCAATCCAGATCATCACCCTGGATTGCTTTTTCTATTTTCCTCATCAAACTTCGTCACGTCTTCCAATTCTTTGTTATTCAACCTTTTATTCATTTTTCAATACACTTCACCTTTGCCAATCATTATAATTAGATATAAGTCATCCTGTATGGGGGGGGAACAAATTGATTTTCAAACTATCAATTGCACTTTTACTACTACTGTTAGCTGGCATTTGGATATCCATTGGATATTACATGAAAACTGCCTTACTCGTCGGATTAGGTTTAGGAGTTATTTTTGGTGTAACCATCATGCTATTACCTGATATATTGGAGTGGATTATAAAAGAGGATGTATCTGCAGAAAGGTTTAATCTTTAAAACAAGGAGGCGAAAACCTCCCTGTTGTTTATTTCACATATACATTTTTCTTCCCATTACCTACTTATTCTTGTTCAGATAATGGACGTAACAAAGCGTTTAAGAATAGGAGTGTTTAATTTGTTTGGTTTGGGGAAACCAATATCAAAGTTTGGTAAATTTCTAAGGAAAAATAATATTACTCAGACAGATCTGAAGGAATGGAGTGGGGTAAATCAAAATACCCTTAGTCGAATTTCAAGATCAAATGAACACAAACCATCAATGGGGAACGGTCAAAAGATTATTAAGGCTTTGAAGAGAAAGGGGTATAAAGTGGATTTTGATGATTTCTGGATGTAATTAGAAAAATAATCTTACAAGCTGAATTGAAAAAGTAATAAAAAGCCGTCATATCATATCACTTGACGGCTTTTTATCCTTGAAAATCATTATGTTAATGAATAATAAAAGGGTATGGCAAATCCAATTATAAAAAATAAAAGAATAGCAAACCACATTGTTTTATTATTTTTTTCAATATTAATTTATCTGTAGTTATAAAAATTCCTATAATACCAATTTGGATACTTCAGATGGATATGTTAAAACGCTAATTACTACACATGTAATGATTAATATCGGTCTATACAATAGCATTCTACCTGTATACCTTTCTTACTTTTTTTTGATTAATTAGTACACAACTCACAACAGCAATAACAAATACAAACATTACAACATGCATATTTTGATGTTCCGAAAAAATAGTATATGCCTGTATTATTAGTACTATCATTATTTCAAGGAGACGCTCCTTAAATGGCAGATCCCGTAACATATGATATTGTATAGTTAAGAGTACACTTCCAATAAATCCATAGATACATGTTGCTAGGAGGAGATCACCATCATAATACACATGTGTTAGCATAGCGCCTAGAAAAAAGGTGTACCCCCAGACTCCGAAACCACATGCGATTTTAAACGTATCCATCTTTTTCTTTGTCACAGTACCACCTCTCTGGCTCATCTTAATGTCTCGCAACACTTGCAGAGATATATGGAATCACACCATCCATTCCAATTTCAATGAAAACTCCTTTTCCTGCAGCGAGCGCTCTTAGAACAGTTTGACAAATTGAAGCGAATTTAGGCAGTCCCATCAAAGCTAAAGCAGAAATAATCGCTCCTCCGACTGGTGTAGCTGTAATTGCTGATAATCCAACAAATGCGGCATACATAGCATATGCTCCTTCAGCTGCAGCACCAGCTAAAAGCAATTTTGTTTCTGCATTAGTGAATGTCATTTTGATCCATGTCCAACCGTAATCAGTAACTACATATCGTGGACCACCTTTTTTAATTGAACTCATATTTGGAGTTGTTAAACCTGCACTAAAAGCATTCTTCACACTTTCATTATAGAAGTTTAAGATTTGCTCTAATTTAACAATCTCTTCATCATTAAAGTTGTAAGTGTTTTTTATCGTGTCCATATCGTGTTTGTACGTCATGGTTTTTAAATCCAGACTAAAATTAAATTCTTTAATTGCTCCACTACTTACTACTTTAGACATGAAAGTAATTGATTCTTCTGTAGGCTGAAATGCTTTATTAGCGTTTTGAGAAGAAACATAATTGTTTTGCACATCGTTTTCAGCTGCGAACGAAGAAAGTGGTGCCGATGTTAGTGTAGCTGCTAATACCATTGTTGCCGGAATAATTTTCTTGAATTTAGTTGTTAAATTTGACATGTAGTAAAATCGCTCCCAATATAACATTTTCAATATTAACACTTAATTATTATGTTGTAATATACAAAAATGTCATTTTCAGGGACAATTTATACATTGACATTAAAAGATGTTGAGAGAAATGAATGTACAGCGGACGCTTCCATGGAGAAGGCGTCCTTTTTACATTTCACATACACATCAAACAGGACGGATCTTATTTTTATTTAACTTCATACCACCAACCTTTACGGCCAAGGTATTCTTTCATTGCTTTTAATTGCGTATCTGACGTTGGATCTGTTACTACGAAAGTTAATCCATCTCCTTGGAGAAGAAACGTACCTGTCATATTAAGAGATTTCATAGCTCCTGCTACATCAGGGAACTCATATGGTGAGAACGCTCCTGTTTGGATGATGTTCTGTTTAGTTGGTTGAACAGGTGCAACACCTGAGCTTGTTCCTCCACATTCTTGCCCGAAGTAAGCAAAGATTACTGCTGAAGTAATTGCATCTACATTCCATTTAGCCATATCTTCATCATTATCAATGAATCCAGCTTCTACTAAGAAGAACGGGCAGTTACTTGAGCGAATTACTCCGATGTCTGGACGAATTTTAGCCCCACGGTCTTTCCATCCAGTACGTTTAGCAATTTCTGCTGAAATACGAGCTGCCATAGGTGCTTCTTTCGCAGAGTAGCAAAGCACTTCTACTCCATGCCCTTCTCCATTAGACGCATTAAGATGCCAGGCGAATCCGACATCATTAGGTCTATCATTGATATTCCTAACTTGGTTACCTACGATAGCATTAGCTGTGCGACCCACATCATCAGTATCATCCTCTACAGAATGACCTAGGGCACGCAACTTGTTAATGAAATCCTTATTACACTCACGATCCATTAGATGTTCTTTACGATTACCCCAGTTAGCTCCTGGTACAATAGCATTGTGTCCTCCGTGGCTAGATACTCTCATTATTCAACATCTCCTTTTTGATTATCGTCATGATCTGACCAAATTCCTAAAGCGATACCAACAGATAATAAATAAGGTGCCAGTTCATCTAAGAAACTCTTAGCTTCTGGCACCCCAAATTTGGTAAACAAAAATCCAAGCAAAGAAAAAACCGCAATCCAGGTCTTCCAATTGCGGAATCGTTTTTTGATATTCTCTTTTGACATATTACATGCCACCTCCCTTTAATAAAAAAGTAAGCGCTGCTCCTATTAGACCACCTACAATTAAACGCAAGATCCATGTCGTATTGGCACTAATCTTATCAAGAAGCTTATTTATATTTACAATGTCCTTTTCATTGACAGTGGTACGTGTTTCTAAGTTACGAATGTCTCGCTGCATATCTTTTTGGTCTGATTTAATTTGGAGGATCTCTTGCTTTAAATCTTGAATTTCTTGCATTAGTCCAACTCCTTTCAAAATGAAAAGAGAGCCTTATTGGCTCTCTTTGTTCACCGCCTCATATTTTTTTGCTGCTTCCATTACACCTTCACGAATGAAGTTTAAAGACTGTGGGGTTAATCGATCTTTACCCGTCGAAACAAAACGGCTGCGCACGAACGCTCCTTCTACTAACACGAATACGTCCTCATAATATCGATTTAAATGTGGATCGAATCCTTCTCCTCGAACAAAATACTTGTTACCTTCTTTAACTACGCTATCGAAATCTAGTTGGAAAAATTTACTGTAATGCATGAAGCATCATCCCTTCTTTTTAAGATGATACTAATACATCCCTTTTTACAAGATTAGTCAATAACCAAATCACCATTTTGGCAACTTTTTCTTAATTAAGTCATTTTATCCTTCTACAATCGGCGCATTTGACTCAGTTGTTCCACTATTTCCTGATTCTCCTGTCGGTTCTTCAGTTGGTGGCGGAATAACAGAGACAGTCGTTCCGCCTTCAGTTGGTGGTTCTGTCACTGGTGGTTCAACTGGGTCTGTTGGTTTCTCGGGCTCTGTTACAGGTGGTTTTTCTGGTTCTTTAGGCTCTTCTGGTTTCACCTCTGGTTCTTTTTGTTCTTCTTTCACAGGAACCACTTGCTTTACATCGATGCGGGAGAAGATGTAGTCGCCGATTACCACTGTTACCGTATTATTGTTATTCAACTGCTCATTTAGGAATAATGGATCGTAGTCATTCGTTACGATTTCTACTGTTTTCCCACCATTGGTGTGAACAATGACTTTCGTCGTTCCGTCTGCTGCAGGTTCGTTTTGAGGAAGAACTCGCTTAATATCGATACGCTGACAAATCACATCCCCAATAAGTACTGTGATTAAATCGTTGTTGTTTAATTGGTCGTTTAATGTCTTTGCATCGTACACTTCAGTTTGTACGGTATGTTTCAATCCACTTTGCGTATGCACTTCAATTGTTTTCATATTGTTATTCCTCCATAGAAAAAGAGAAGCTATTTCGCTTCTCTTAGTTTTTTTGCTTCTTCAATTTTCGTTTTTGCGTTATCGTAATCTTTAGCCGCTACAAGATTGCCGGCTTCGGTTAGTTTATCAAAATAATTCTTCATGTTCGGATCCAATGGACTCAGCATTTTTACAATCTGGTCTGTTCTCTGTTTGCTTCGTATTGGATTCCCGTTATTTTTAATGATATCTATATCAATAGTATCAACGAATGCCTTTTCGTAAGCTTCAAGGTCACTCATTAAGTAAACTATTTTACCTTCGTTATGCCATTTTTCTGCTTCTTCAATTCCAGCGCCTTGCCAAGGATATTTTGCTCCTGGAGCTAATTCTACCGTTCTTTTAGTAGGTATTTCTTTAGTCTCGGTTGTTTTCTTTACATCAGAACTAGCTTGTTTCGTTTCTGTTTTCGTAGTTTTTTCAGTATCCCCACATGCTGTTAAACTACCAATTCCTAAAGCGACTGCTAAAATTAGTGAAAGTCGTTTCTTCATCCCCATATCCCCTTAGTTCGTTTTCTTACATTTTACCACACCCTTCCACTTGTTTATGACAATAAAATAAAAAGAACCCTTAATAGGATTCTTTAAAATAAAGCCATCTGTTGAGTGTTATCTTCAATCTCTAAGTATCTCAGTATTTTTTGTTTCCGTTTTTCAGAGTACGATTTTTGTTGTGGGTACCAGTCAAAAAAATCACGATCGCATTTACTAAAATTACAACTTCCACAAGCAGGTATCATATTTTTCACTGTATATTCCCCACCTTTAATAACAGGGACGCAATGTTCTTGTGTTAAACCATTTTCATCAGTTTCTCCACAATATGAGCATTTGTTATCAAAATAATTTAGACAAGCGTTCCACTGTTTTAAAGTTAATGTGGCAATCGCTGATTTTTCTAACATTCTCCGTTTGTGTTTGGATCGTTTATTGACTTGTTTCCCTTCCTCAGATTGTTTATAAGCCCTAATCTTTGCTTGTACTTCTGGATTTTTTCTTCTTTCGCGATTACGTTTTAATATTTTATCGCGATTTTCTTCTCTATATTTTTTCCACTTTATACGGAATTCTTCTTTATTATCTTTTCTATACTCACGTAATCTACTTAATATTTTATCTTTGTTTTTGTTATAAGATCGTTTTCGATGGATTTTAACCTTTTCTGGATTTTCTTTTTTCCATTGGTCTATTTGAATTGAACGCTGTTCCCTATTTTTTATATAGTATTCTTTTGTGTATTCTAAACGGTGTTCCCTATTTTTTATATGATATTCTTTAGCGTATTCTAAACGTTTTTCTCGATTATTAATGTGATATTCTTTTGCTTGTTGATTAATTCTATCTTTATTTTTATTTCGCCATTCTCTTTTTTCTGTATTACGGCATTCTTTACATGCAGACTTAAAACCTGCTTTAGTTTCTTTTTTTGAACGATGAAAAAATTCTTCTGTAAGTGGTTTTTCTGCTTTACATTTACTACAAACTTTCATCTCCAAGTCGATAACCTCCCGAAGTTATCACCCATTTGTACTATAGGCAGGAGAGTGGGTGCTCTCTTTTCGGTGATCAGCCTAGCCTATAGATATATTATACCATTTTTAGAAGTTTCCACCAATGTTACTAGATATAAAAAGTCGAGAAATTATATTCGCGTTTATACGCCCAAGTTTATCTGGGAGTATCTCCACTTCGTGCCATTTTCCTCGTTCTATTTTACCGTCAGTACCTTTGGAGAGATAAGAAATTAAATCAATATTTTCTCCAGAAACGGCAGTAACAGGGATTGGATTACCATCAACTTTTATAGTTACCTTACTAGGCGTTTGGCTCAAACGAAAAATCCCATGACTTATGTCGTGTCGGTGCGATGGGATTTCCACAGTATGGTCATGTGGAGAAATCGTTACCTCATGTTTATGTGATGGCAATGTTACTTGATGCGAGTGTGATGGAAGAGAAAACGCGTGACTATGCGCCGGTATAGTGATTGCATGGCTATGATTAAATTGATCTTTGAACTTCACCTGATGGCGATGGTAATTTATATCTGTAAAAGGTATTGGGTCATCACTTTCAATCCACATCTCGCCAAAGATTTTAGAATCCGTTGTTTGTGTTGTTCCTCCACCAGAATTCGAAGTATAAGCCCCTTGTCCACCCGATTCGCTTGTGACACTCGCTTGCCCACCTGACTCACTTGTAACACTTGACTGTCCGCCAGAAGACGTGGAAGTTATAGTTTGTCCGCCCGCACTTGATGTATAGGTCCCTTCTCCGCCAGCGGACGTCGAAGTCACAGTCCCACCGCCAGAACTACTAGTCTTAATTTCAGTCGGCGTACTTTCTGTTGTCGCACCATAAGTTCTAAATTCTTCAGTTTCATAAGTTAGTTCCAATGTATTAATATTCACCAAATCATCAGGAAGATAAAACTTAATAACAGCAGGATTATCTTTATCCGCATTGTCATTATAACTGTAGGCTAACAAATTAGTACTTCCCTGTGCATACACCTCATTAACCTTCTGTCGCTTCTCCAAATCAGCCTGAGTCGTGCCCAAATCCTCTAACTTATTACCTAATGTAAGCTTAATATCTAACGGATTCTCTCCTACATCATCTTTCGGCCCGTTTATAACTCGCACATCTACATTTACACCTAATTCTTCATCTATAACACGAACTAGCTTCCCAGTTCGGAATTTTTCAAGTTTATACGGATCAATAAGCTCGTAATCTATTGCATCCACTTCATACGTTACTTTTGGTACACATCGTTCTAATAACAATGCCTTAGCGGAATCATAAAGAGATTTAGCGTCCTTAAATCTTCTATCTACCCAAATATAATCGAATCCTTCGTACTGATCTAAAATAGAAGTAGGAGCGTCTAAATACGGTACTCCACCATTTACATCTTTAATTGTAAGTTGGTTAACACCTTCTCCATATCCGAGAGGATAAATACGTGTCATTACTTCTTTTGATTCAATGTGACGTTTAATCCCCTTCATGTTCTTCTTGTAACGGATTTCTGCTGTAATCTCATCTGTAAGACGAACTAAATTCAGTGTCCAAGGATAAGATGAATCATCCCAAGTCCATTGGTACCGTTCATCAAATGGCTTCGGAATACTGTACATCGGACCGAGTAAAGTAGATTCATTCTCCCAGTTGTAATGAAAGTATCGTACAAAATCACATTGGCCTAACTTCCAATGTTGTTTCTTCTGCTTACTCAGTAAATACTCGATGTTCTGTTTTGTAGTTAAATTTACTCTTTGATGTAAACCAAAAAGCACGCTATCCATCAGAGTGGATAATACGTGCTCGCAATCGTACGTTATTATTTTCTTTAGTTCATCTCGTTCCACTACACTATCCATAATACGAAACATCCCAATACGTTTGTCATTATCAAATATCTCAACGTAATCAAACGTCTCAATTTCTTTCCGTTTCATATCATCGTATGGTAATGAAAAACCAGCCGTCCAAAGTTCATTGAGTGGCGGGTTGTACTTTATTTTATATGCATTCTCAAGATAAGCCTTGAGCTTCATTTGTTTATTATAGAGTTTTATATGTTTCACAGGTATCACCTACTTCCAACAGTTGAACGTGTAATGCTATCACCGAAAGTTACTAATACTCTACGATTGTTATTACTTAGCTCTTTTATATTTTGTATATCCGATAGTAGTTGTTCTTGAATCTCTTCAGCCACTTCTTTTCTTTCAAACTCCCCCCAACTACTACCGCTGTCTATTTCATTGTTGCAAGAACTACAATTCAGTTCGTATTCATATCCTTCACAACCGCAACTTGCTCCACACGTTATTGTTGTGTATTCAATGTCTTCTTCGGTATTGTTATGACCACATTTAGGACAGATAATGATAAAACTCATAATCACCACACCTTATAACCGAAGCTAAGATGCTTCATTATATTTTTAAACATTAATTCATAGCCAACATCATTTGGATGAAGGCCATCGGCCAGTAAAGAATTTAGGTCTTTTCCCGTATACATTAAATAATCAACCATGAAATGATAATTATTTATAAATGGCACTTGCATTTCATGTGCTAAGGATACGAGTTTATTATTAATGTCCTCCATGTGCCAAGCGTACGGATAGGATGTCTCACTTGCTGTAGTTGCTGGGATGGATGCCATCATAATTACCTTCTTCCCTTGTCCCCTTACATAATTAATGAAATTCCGTTGATGCTCTTGTGTATATCCATATGGATCACGCTGCCTATCATTTGTTCCTAATTGCAATAAGATGAAATCATCATCTGCTTCTACCCATTTTGTTCCATCATAGGTTAAATGACGTGATTGCCTACCGCTAATACCCCAGTTCTTAACGATTGTGGTTTGTGGTATTTTCAACCCTTGAATATAAATAGATGTTCCTGTAGATGCTGCGTTCCTACCTGCTGTTTCAATGAATTTCACATTGTGATACGCTTTTGATAATCCCGTAATATCAACAGGAGTAAATTGTGTAAAATTAGCATCGTAAGTATCAATCGTTGTTTTTTTAACACCATCAATATATACATCAAACATACCTCTTGATGCGGCTTTAGAAATAAGTACAGAAAAAGACTCACCGTAAAATGTAAACTCTAACATGTTACAGCCAGCCTGTTTATTTGGAAATTGATATTGATAGCCTGTTCCTACTGTAGAATCATATTGAATGAAACTACCATCATATGACCCTAATTTAATTTCAGGATGAGATAAATCCACCAGAAAGATTTTATTAAACTTTTCTTCTAAGTACTTCTTCAGCATATTTGCCCAACAAATTGCATCTTCCACATTCGCTCTTTGCTCTTTACCTGCGGAATCAATAAACATAAATTCGCCAGTTGGCGAATAACCAGTCCCACCTACACCAGCGGTGATTGAATCACCGATGATTTTTAGCTTTAACCTTTTGAACGGGTTCATAATGTGATACAAAAGATCTGTGATTACATCTTTTTGTAAAACATTTTTTATTGATACAGGGGCCTTATATGCTTCATAAGCGGTAGCGTATCCACCTTCTTCAAGTTGGACCTTATTTTCATTTCCTTTTAAAATAGTTACTCGAATGTAGTATGCATCCGCTGGTGAGGTAAATGTTTTAGTTGCGGATACTCCTGTAATACCACTTATATACTTCTTATTTTTATCGTAAAAAGCTAATTGATCTGCTGGGGCAAGTGTATATGGCGTGGATGGTTTAATGAAATCGAAATCTCCTGCACTATAATTAGGGTTTGGATTCTCATTTCCAGTTCCAGCACCTATATAATAACCAGACTTTAACCTACTTTTGTCTATCAAGTTTTTTGATGGAGTAACATAAGTGACGGGCATTGCCATATGCCTAATATCCACTATTTTTTCATCAATTTTAGTAGCAGTTACTGATTTATCATCGATAATAGGTGTAGAAACCGCTCCCTCTGCTATTTTCTCTTTTGTTACTGCGTTAGCCTTTAATCTTTCTGTTCCAATTGGTTCTACTACTTTGTTTAAAGCGTCATTTGCGTTGTCTATTGCTTTATTAATCTTCGGATAACCATCTCGCAATTTATCCGTTGGTAATAATTTTGGTGCATCTGCCATATAGTCACCACCTTACATATATTTCGCGCGGAATTTAAATGTGATATTAATATTCAAGTTAGTACCGCCGACACCAACTGTATTTGCACCCGGTTTAAGTTCTACAAAATCACCTTTCATATTGAAAAGATAATTTTGACCGTCTTTAATTGCTGTGTATCGTTCACAATCGATTAAAAATGATGCATTCGAAAATGCACCAAAAGAAAAACTCTTACCATTTGCAGTAAGAGTTATTGAATTTGCACTTCCCGTTATTTCAATGATTGGGCGCACAATAAGCATGCCAGTATTTTCTATATTTAAGTATGATGGTTGTGTAATTGTATATTGATAATCCCCAATACCTAATGGAATGTCTGACATAAAAGGGATTTCATCTCCCCATAAGACATCATCTGAAGTATCTACTACTGAATAAGCATGCGGATCATATGCCGTTAAAGGCAATTCGAACTTACCCATACTAAAGAGGCGATTAATTGGTATATTCCCACTATACCGAACCATGTAATATTTATCTGGTTCATAATCGAAGATTAATTTCACTGTCCTCGGTTTACCGTACGGATCAATAAAAACAGCCATCACTTTTCTGATGGCTGAAGATAATGTTTCGTATTCATCTTTTAATTTTAGATGCATCGGTAAATTAAACTCTCTAGGCCCTAATGTAGCTCCGAAATCATAAGCTCCATGCATTCCTGGTATCGTCATAACATTATCACGGGTAGAGGGAGCAGCTGGGTTCTGGTGGTCTCTTAAAAGTTGTAAATTGAGTTCACTAATATGTTTGCCGTCTATTGTTAAACTCACAATTCTCCCACCCTTCTGCTTGATGCTTTCACGTATTTTCCTAATTCCACTGCTAGTTTTTGAATATCCGCTTCTTCCCTAATGCTAAATGTAGCACCTTCAAACATGCGATCGAAGTTATAGGTATTCCCTCCACCACTTGAGGGAGTATTAACGATTTTCCCTAACATTGTTTCGACTGATTGCGTTTGAATGTCAGGCGTAGTAAGTAAATTTCCTAATAACCCTTTTACTTGCGGGAAAGCTAGTTTAATACTGTCAGAGATTGGGCCACCAAAATCAAGATGGTCTAAGTCGCTTAATGGTCCTGTTTTTGCAGGGGAGAATGGTAGGAAGTCACGCGCTTTTTGTGCCAGTTTACTAACTTCATCAGTAACCCAACTCGCTGCACTTTTAATCCCTTTTGCCATCATCTCTATTAACCCACGACCCGCATTAAAGAACGTGTCACCTAATCCTGTTATGAAGCTAACAACTTTATTTAAAATTATTTCTACTCCTGTAACAACGCCTTCTAACTTAGAGGACACACCGTTTACAATAGAATCCCAAATCTCTCCAAAGAAATTTTTGAGCATTCCACCCCAACTGCTAGTAAATGCACTTATACTCTCTAACTTCGAACCGAAAAACACATAAATTTCAGCTAAAGCATCATTCCAAACTTTTTTGATATCGCCCCAGAATTTCACGAATGGTTTCACTATATCACCAGCGAATTTACCTAGCCATTTTAGGATTCGACCTGCTCCCCAAAGTTGAAGCCAACCCCAAAGCAACTCGAGCGCTCCGTTCCAAATTTGTTTTACTGCATCCCACATTTTTGACCAATTTCCAGTAAATAAGGCAGAGAAAAAATTCACTATTCCTAGAATAATATTTAGCGCTCCGTTTATCACATTTTTAATAGCTTCCCATGTTCCAATCACTATTTCTTTAATAATCGGCCATAAAACTTGCATGATTGAGACTATTATTGGCATTACAGTTTGGATTACCGAAAGCACAAAATTCCACACATTTTGCGCTGCCTGCATGATCATCGTTCCGTTTTCAGTCCACCAAGTTTGAATTTGCAGTAAAATTTGTTGGAAATACGTAGTCATGGCAGTCCAAATCGGAATGAGTATGCCATTAAGGATGAAATTCCACACCGTCATAGCAGTGGTTTGTATCATCTGCCATCCAGTAATAACTGCGTTCCTAAATCCTTCGCTCGTATTCCACAAATAAATCAATCCAGCAACTAATCCTACTATCGCCGCTGACACTACCCAAACAGTAGCACTCATTGCCATTAATCCGGTAACTAACGGACCTATCAACATCCAAATAGATGACCAAGCAGCGAGCATCCCGTTCCAAAGTCCAATACCTATTGCTAAAGGAGATAATAATAAAGTTAAAGCAGGCACTAGCATCATCATTGCTTGAATAATCAGTGCTATTGTTGGATGAGCTTGATTGAACGCAGTCACCAATTCGAAAAACTTAGCTGCGAAATTAACTATAGGAGTCATAAGCATTCCAAAAGCATCAACCATAGGCTGAATCGCTGTAACAAAGGCACCTTTCATTCTCTCCCAAGCTAATCCCAGTGGAGTTAATGAATCTTGAAGTTCTTTAATCTTCTTGTCAGTTTCTTCTTTTAATCCCTGTAATTCAGTGGTTGCTTGCGCTCTTGCTAAACTCATTTTCTCTTTCCAAAGTCCAACATATTTTTGTAACTCAGGTTCAGTCATTTGGGATATAGTCTTTACTTCTTCAGCTGATTGCGGCCCCATTTTCGCGAGATAATTGGCGAATTCTGAACCTGCACGTTGCGCTATACTAGCAAGGTTATCTTTCCACCTTCCTAGTATCCCGACTTGTTCCTCCAAATTACTCATAAGCTTTTTGCCACTCGTCTTCTTCATTTGAACTTCTTCAAATAGATTCCAGGCATTCATGATCTCTGTTGTTCTTTCCTGCACTGCATCTCTATAAGCTGTCAGCGCTTCCGCCTGTTGTTTATATATTTCAGATGGATCAGGACCTTTAGCTGCTTTAAATAATGCTGTATATAAAATAGCACTTGTAGCTGCAGCCGCTAATGCTACCATTTGAAACCTCATTAAACCTTGGTTAATCATCATGGTCATATTTTTTAAATCTTTCATACCCGCAGTAGGTCCTAGCATTTTCAGCGCTAATACAGAAGCGTTACCTGCATTGGCCATCCTATTTAATGCATCCGCCGCGCGTAATCCTGCGCTATTAATTGTATATAACGGGTTTCCCATTCGCGCATAATTTTCACGGATACGAGTTGCTTGGGTAGTCATATTCTTCATATAACCTATCGTCTCCAGCATCCCCATCATTGCTAATCTATTTGCATTTATAGCCGCATCAGCTGCCGTTTTTTGAGCTTTCCCTGCCTTTTGGACTTCTGACATGAATTCTCTGGTTGTTCCTGTATAATTTTTAGAAGCTTGCGCCAACTTGAAATATTGATATTGAGCACCAATCATTTGGTCTTTTACTCCACGCATAGCAATCGCTTGCTGGTAATGAGCACTTCTCATTTCGCTATACATTCTTCTTGCTTCTTCAGAAGTACCTCTATATGCATATCGAATTCGACGACCTAAACTGTCATATCTTGCCCCAACTTCATCAGTTAAACCACGAGTTGCAGCTGCTACTCCATCGCCAATATGACTCAGTTCATCATTTACCCGTTGTACATCACGGCGTATATTACCGGTCTCTAATCTGGTATCTATCTCAACGCGACCATCTGCCAATTATCTCACCTACCTTTCATCTTATCTTTTTGCGCTTCCATTCTTTTCTGGAATGCTATGAATTCCTGCTGTTCTCGGATTTCTTTCGCTTTTGGAAGCTCGTACATTTCCTTCATTTTCTTAATACGTTTGCGTTCGTCGGCGTTAGTTTTATCCTTCGGCGGAATATCACATGTGCGATAATGAAGCGCTTGTCCCATTGGGGATTTGCTAGAAAGGTTACGGAAGAGAGCCATGAACTTATTCCATTGCATTTTTCCTTGCTGTTCAATTAGATCGATGTTGTAGTCAAACAAAAAAGAGGAAAAAATCCGTTCTGCATCCGCTACAAAATCAACAGTAGGGATGGTCGGCGCCTTTTCCTCTTCTTTCTCTTCTATTTTCTTTTTCATTAATAATCGCAAGTCAATGTCTAGCCTATATTTTAAGATGTCCAATAACAACATTGATTTACGTTCTACATCAAGCTGATTTATAGCCACTTTATCTACAACTAGCATATTCAATGCAATGTCAGTTTTAACGTACTCATTAATACTTTCATCCTCAAACAAATCGAACAGCAAAAGAATGTTATCAAAGGCTAAGTTCAACTCTAAACGAACGCCATTCCATGTATAGAAGTCAAATTCACGTTCGGTTAATTTCAACATTATTTCTTCACGTTACTTAAATATTTATTACGAGTTTCATCTGTTTTCTTCTGGCTTTCTTCTAGATAAATTTCATTTAAATAATGAACTAGCCCCATTAGATTTGCAGAAGATCTACCCGCTTTTTCATAAAGAGAGGAAAAAGTACCTTCTCCTAAGAAAGTTTCAACAATACCTTTCACTAATTCTTTTTGGTGAACTGATAACTGCTCAATCTCTTCATCAGTAGCAGTTTCAAAATTTTGAATTAATCCTGTAATCTTTTTGGAATCTTCATCAAACTTTTTAAAAGCTTTTCCGTACTTCAAAATCGAGTCATCATTGAAATCAACTCTATGGATTTCTCCTGCAATGTCTACCTCTTTATACGTTTTTTCGAATTCAAACTTAAATTGTGTCATATCCATATCTCCTTTTTAAGTAATAGAAAAAGAGCCGTATTAACGACTCTTCATTATGATTAAGCTGCTTTTGTAAATTCTGGAACCCCATCAAAGCTCATTGTGAATTCAATTTCACCCTTAGAGTTAGCATCTCCACCAGGCGCTTTAATCTCAGACATAGTCGATGGACCTTCCCATTTGTCTCCGTTAGGTTCAGTTACTCGGAAATCAGTTTTACGTTCAGGACCGACTTTATGTGTTTTACTAAAAATAAAATCCTGTGCAGCATCACCATATTTACGATGGCCTTCAAAACCATATGACATCATGAAACCTGTAATATCACGTTCAGCGGCTCCTTCACCATCATAGTAGTAATTTTCTTCTGATTCTTCGTTGTTATCAGGATCTACAGATGTAATACCAGCTGCAATTCGAACCCATGTAGGAGTTTCAGTTCCTGGTGTAATATTGATTTCAAATTTATAACCATGATTCAATAAGAAACCTTGATTTGGCATATATTAATTACCTCCTATTTCTAATTCCACACTAAAAAGCGCGGTATATATCCATTCATTTGCTGCTGTCTTCTCAACGAAATTAGGCTCAATATACACATTTAGTCTTCTTAGTGTATAGGAGCCATCTAAAGCGTTAAAAACACGCCTGTGAACGTTATTTAGTTCTCTTGTGATACATTCCGTTGTGTTATTTACTTCCAGTTGATTACTGCTTTTTACTAGTATTTGAATTTGTTTATTGATGATTTCACCTTCGTAATATTGCTCTCCTGGTGCTGAAGGAATCATTCGGATAGCAATACTTTTTTTAGGCGCATCATTTACTCCTATATCCAATAAATCAGCTTTTATAGGAGCAAATAGGATACCTGGTGGCAAATTAGCGAGTAAATGCTTCTTGACCGATTCAATTAGCCATATCATATTTGTCCTCCTATAAATTCCGTTTAATCTCGTTTTCTACGATTCTAGCCCAATCTGTAACATGTCTAGCCTTAGCTTCCTCGAACCATAAACCTCTGGCATTAGGATTGACATCTGTAGAAAAATTATATTGAGGATTATAGTAGATTCTCCGAGCATAAGGAGTATTCCATTCAATATGTCCCTCTCCCGGTCTGCTGAATCTAATGCCCGACCGCTCTACCTCACCTGTATCTTTCGGGATGTAGAAGTTGCTGTCTTTAAGTACCTGCTGATCTAATGCAAACTGCGATTTTTCAGTAGCTTCCATTACTTTCCCTTCAATAGCAGGAGTATCCAATCGAATATTGACTCGGATCATATTAAAAGCACCTCCACATGGTGAAGACTGCCCCTATCATAAAAGTCACTGACTTTGCTAACGGTCATTTCTTTTCCGTTAAATATCACTTTAGATTTCTCTTTAAAAGTTATTGGTGTGGAATGTACTGCGTCATGAAATAACAGTGTTTGCATGACTGTACTGTCTCCATTACCATTCAACACAACTGTTTTTTTAGGCTCTATTCGAACCCTTTCAATCGTTACAGCAGGTTTATAGTTTTCATTTCCGCCCCAAGTATCATCTTCACCCTTATACTCCAAATAATCGATTGTATGGATTAACAATGAACGTCTGATTGGTTTAGCCATTTACACACAACCCTGAATACAACAATCCGGTAGGGCTTAAGAATTTAGGGACTGAAATTGCATACTGAGCATAAAAACTAGGTGCATCGTCTGCTCCTGCACTCATTCCGTTCTCAGAATAAGAACCGATGTCAAAACCACCACTACCTTCACTTACAGTTGCAGAAGTTTCACCGTTGATTACTAAAAATTCAACTTGAGCAGCGGTAGCTTTCTTTACCTGCTTCTTAATAAAAGGCGCTAACTTATCAATATCAACGCCTTCTAGTTTGTAATTAATGATATGGTCAATTTGGTCACTAGCACGAGTGATTAACCTATCTAGTAGTGCTATATCCGATACCGGAATACCTTTGTATTCATTATTGTAGTAATCAGCATCTATATATGCCATACAACCACCTACTTAGCAGCAGATTTTTTCGATGCTTTTAAATTGGCGATTTCTTCCTCTAGCTCATCAATTTTATCAAGTGCTTGATTGTACTCTTGTACCGAAATGTTACGACCGCCAGTTGCACGCTTAATAATTTTTCCTTCGTCGTTAATTTGATCAAAACCGTCATTCAGATAGCTAGGCAAGAAGTCCTTATCAATATTTAATACTTTGTTTAAACGTTTTACTTTTACCGTGTTACTCATTTACACCAACCCTTTCTTATATAAGAGAAAAAGAGAAGCTACAAAGCCTCTCTTATGCAGAAGTAATATTAAATTTAACGCCGTCCACTTTAGCGCCTAAGATGAATACATCCCAATATTTACGCTCGTAGTAGAAGTATTTACCACCAGTTGTAGCAGATGGTTTGTCTAAGCTAACGAATTCGTATTGTTGCGGAGAAACCATAGCTAGTGGGTGAATTAAAATCATGTTGATTTGTTTCGCAGTTGCATCAGGTACAGCGCCATTTGTAAAGTTATACGCAGTTTTCATGCGTGTAGATGGTACAGGGATGATAGTTACGTCATCTAAAGAATACACACCGCGATTAACAGATTTTTCAGTAGTACCAGAAATCTCTAAAGTGCGTTGTAATTCTTTAGCTGCTTTTACAATCTTTTTAACAGCAGGTGTAATGTAAAGTAGACGTCCAGTTTGTGGAACTTCCGCTTCGTCCATTTCTAACATCATTTGATCGAATACTTCTAAGAAACTTTCAGGAGTAAGAACCGTTGTATCAGCTGTTTTACCTGCTCCAGTGTATTCTGCATATAATTTAGAAGCCATGTATTTATCATGTTCAGGAACTGCTTCCTCATCGTTGAATACGCGAGTAATATTCGCAATTGTTACAGCCATATTTGTTTCATCAACATCAACTGGATCAACTAATGTGCGGAATTCACGGTCATGACCAAGAGTCTTAGGTTCGAAAGAATTATCAACGCGACGAGTGTAATTACCTGCTGCATCACGGTTAACGTCAGTGTAACCACCAACTTTAATACGTGGGATTTGAATTGTTTTCGCTCCAGTCCATTTAACAATAGCGTTATTAGGCGTGTTATATAAAGCGGCGAAAGATAACCCTTGAGAAAACTTTTGAACTAATACTTCTTGATATTGCGTTGCGTAATTTAATGTAGCCATTAATAAAATCGCTCCCTTGATATATTATTTTTGGTAAAACAAAAAGCCATCTACAAAGATGACTCGTTTAAAACCTATTGCTTTTTAATACCGAATGCAGCAGCCCATTTTTCTGCTTCGGTCATCGATTGTTGTTGATGTTGACCATTAGAGAAAGTCGGTTTCGGTTTGCCGTTATCTGGCGGTGTTTGTTCCAATACACCTTTAAAGTGGGGAAACTCTTCAACTACCATTTCGATAGCTTTTGTAATGTCTATATTATCGCTAACCTTCGTTTTCGCTAGAGTAATAACTGCGTTTAAGTTTTTTTCTTCTGTAATACCTGACTTAATCGCTGCATTTTCTGCTTGAAGATTGAACAATGCGCTTTCTTGCTCTTTCACTTGGTTCTGATAGTTAGTAAGCTGCTCTTGTTGCTTCTCCTGATCAGTTTTAAGTGTTTCTTGGTGCGCTTTCCAATCAGTAAGTGTCTGCGTCAATTGATCAACGTTTTCTACTCCTAATTGTTTTAAAAGCGCTTCTTGTTGCTCCGCTTTTGCTGCATCCAACTGTTCTTGTGTAAATGTCACAGGAGCAGGAGGTTCAACTACTGGCGGTGCAGCAGGTGGAGTAACTGGATTTGCTGGCGGTGTTACACTTGGGTCACCTCCTTCCGGTGCAGGTGGTGTTAAATCATTAAAATACTGCATATTTGTTAAACGTAAACGGTATTTGTTTTTCATAAGAAACACTCCTATACTGTATATATTTTCTCTCTTTCAGGTCTTCTTCTGCGTCCGGTAGCTTTAATGAATTCCCTCATGGTTGCTTGACGCTGCGATACTTTTTGTTTTGCTAATTTAACTCCCTCTTTATCACCAAGTTCTTCTAATAACATGACTTCGCGTTTCGCTTTCTTAATATCTCTTTCAAGAGAGCGTTGTTTCTGACTCTCTTTGTATACGCGGTCATTCTCAGCGTAATCTTGAGATTCATTCCTTTTCGTTGACATCCCCTCAATATACGGGTATTTAATGTGCCGACAGTTAACACCAAGTATTCCAGCTGCATCTCCATAAGAAGTTGTGGACCATGCAGGGTATTTCTTGCTTTTACCACTCATTGAAAAAATGCGCCCTTGATAAGGTGCGCATTTCGGCGATTCTCTTATAATTTTCCATCTTATAAGTCTGGACTATATCATCACTTTAAATAATAAAGTGTCGTGCGCTTCGAACGGTGATTAAATCCGCCCTACGCCTTTCGGCTAGTCTCTACACTTTCATGTACCTTCCATCTATAACCATAGGCAGTTCTTGTTTCGCTTTTTCCAGCTTTTCTGATGGTTGCATAATCTGCTTTTATATATTTTGTGTTTCCTTTAATCCATCTAGCTGCATCTGCTAAACTTTCAAATGTCATTATCGTCTTTAATGTATGTTTGTCTAACATTGTGATAGATTTCATTCTCGGCTTACTAGCTTCCCTCATCTTCTCTACACACTCATCACGGAATTTTTCATTACTTTTCATCATTTCTACGTAAATAGCATTAGCTTTTTTCAAATCCTTTTTATTCTGTTCCTTGTATTCTTCGTTAAGAAACCTTTTCTTTTGATTTTCACTACGTTTCTTTCGAAAATCCGGATCATCCCAAGATTTTCTTAACGAATCCAAAAGTTCTTCTCTTTTTTCTTCCCAAAGTTTCTTTGAGGCTGAAGATATTTTATCTTTGAACTCTTCTGATTGGAAAATTTTCATTAACTTTTCTTTGTAATCTTCATTTTTCCACAATTCTCTTGTTATATGACGCTGTTTTTCTCTATGTTCCTCTGTCCTATGATTGATTGTCATATTTTCGATTGCCTTTTTCATAATTTCATCATCTAACAAAGGATTCCTTGTGTTTAGAGTTTGATTGTAACCGTGATTCGTACTGTCATATAGCAAAATGTAGAAGTATTCTTTATGCTCTAATTCTTCCTTAGAGCAATACTCTAAAACCTCAAAAGAAAAGTTATCTATTCCGTATTTTTTAAAAGCTAAGTAGAGAGGGTAAGAATGATTTCCGTTCATACATTTGTGATTTTCCCAACGTTTTGGGATATTAATACTTTGACCGATATAACATTTTCCGTTTAACTTGTTTGTTATTTTATAAATACCTATAGTTTCCGTCATAATATCACCTCTATAGGAATATTATAACATTTTACCTTGGAAGGTAACACACTTAGCGCGGGATTGACCTTTTTTCGGAGGCGTCCCCCGTTAGCAGTAATATTAATTACCACACCCAATAATCAATTGGTTCACACGATTTATAGCGCGCCCGTATGTTAACGCGCTCCCATATGACTGCTTGTCTCAACTAAATCAACACCGTAATCTTTCATGCGTTCATCCTGCATTTCATTAGCAACGTTGTTACTAGTTGAACGGCATACCATATTTACGTAAGCTTCAGCACTCCATTTTCTCCCTGACTTATCTACAAAACCCGGAATACCTTTATCAGACCATTGTGTAATAGTCTGTCTAACAGCTTGTTGCTGCGTTATAGTGCCGGCAAGCATCTTACCAACAGTTGTATTTAACACATCTAAATACATTTGCTGAGAGTGTTTTAACATCGTCGTATTGACGAGATTTAAGGTACTGAGCGCTTGATTTACGTATGCGTTCAGAATACCAATTAAAGCAGCGTTAGTTGCAATTGGAGGCGCTACTTCTAATAAGCCTAGTTTCACGGCTTGACTGTAGGTATCTTCATGATCATCAATAGCAGCAGAACCAGCAGCTTTGAGCATTGCTCTTACTTCTTCTACCGTTTTACCACTATGCCTAGCAAGAGTATCTAATTGTTGTTTATCTAATGCGCCTAATTTATTCAACTGGACCATCCGCCAATGTTGGTACTGGTCACCGTTTTCAGCCGCCAATAATAAAGGCATATCATGTTTTAGCATTCTAGCCATATTTAAAAGCAGCTCTTCTTCTATCGCGCTGTAAATATCTACAACGAACAAAGAAAGCTGCTGTGATTTTTCTGGAGGTAAAGCCATTTATTAATCACCTCCGTTATTTTGTTGTTGTGGATTCCCTTCTAAATTAAAGAAGTCAACATTCTCTGGCATAGCCATCCTGTTTTCCTCTATAATCTGTTTTAGCAGTTTCTGTGCCTCTTCTTCGGAAATGCCGTGAACCTTCATCAGAGCTTTTACTTTACTTGTTAAACCACTTGTAACAAGTAGAATCTGCTTATTAATTTCAGCTGCCTGATCTTCTGCAATAGAATCATCAAACGTCACTGTTACTTCGTAGTCTTCAGTAGTACTGAATGTTCCATATAATGCAGCGATATCGACAATAACGTCAACTAAGTCCCTGATACAATCTTCTAATATCGTTTCGTGAGATTGTTTTGTTTTGAATGTCTTAGAGTTTTCACTTACAACTTCAGTAGCTGTTTTAACTCCTTGACCGTCAAAACTAAATGCCCCAGTGGAGAATCCCGTTTGCATGGATAGGTAATTTAATAGAGCGTTTATAGCTGCTGTATGCTCTTCCACACGCAATTCCACTGAGATATCATGGATACGTTGGTCTCCCTCAATCTTCATAGCCTCATACACTTCATCAGAACTATCGAAGTAACGATGTGACATGCCAGAGATTGGATCAACAACATGTTTGATAGCAGAAGCAGGAACAATGATACGTTTTCTACCTAACACGAATTCTCTTTGGAAACTGTCAAATGCGATATCAAGCGATTTAAGAACATCTAAAGAGTTCCCGTACATCGAAATCCCAAGGGGAGAATACAAGTCAAGATTATTTGCTGTATTAGGCTTGAAGTATACGAATGTAGGACGCGATAAGTTCTTGATTCTTACCTCATCTTCTAAGTTCTCATATAGTTCTTTTAATCCTGTTCTCACACCTAATTCGCCTTTATTACGGCTTACATACAGTTCATTTTTAATTACGTGTTGCGGACCTTCGTTTGTTCGTTCGATTAAATGCCATTCTAAAAGTGTGTAATGTTTACCGGCCTTTGTAGACTCGTTAATAAACACGCCTTCTGTTACTTTATTGTTATCCCATGATACAGGGACAAAACAATCTGCAGTAACGAATGATAATTTAATCCCTTCATTGTAATACACCTTAATCACCATACCACCAAGTGATAACATGTATTCAAGGTATCTCTGAAATTCTCTATAGAAGTTATTATCATCTAAAACATTCTTGATATTATCAAACAACGCTTCGTCCGATATATTAATAGAACATTTTTCATTAAAAATAAGAGAAGACATTTCTTGAGTGACCACTTTCGCCATGTTCAGCGATGCCATACGACGCTGCTTCTGTCCTTCTACTGTTTGGTATTTAAGATCGTGCCATTCGCTAAAATGGCCGCTATAGATAGCTTTCCAAATGTCTATTTGCTTGTATGATTCTTCATCAATGGTAATCTTCCGATTGTCAGTGACTTTCTTAATACCGGAAATTAAGCCCATTTTGTAGAGCAGCTCCTTCCCTTTGTTGATTAACCATGTAAACACTATTTATCACCTACTTTACATAGTTCTTATAGAAATGGTTGCCAGCGTAGCGTGTTTCGTCGAGTGTATGGTTGTAATTATCAATAGGAGTGCCATTATCTTGACGTACATACATGCCGATTTCTTTCAAAAAGTGATAATGATCGTATTCTTCACACTCCATAAGGAAGAATTGTTCGTTCGTCATCAAGTTTTGGAGTCTTTCGATACCAACTTCCAATCCTTTAGCGGATCCAGTGACATCATGCGCATTATTATCTGCTCCGACTGTATCAATCCCTATTAGGTGAAGCTCTTCGCGTAAAGACTTACACGCAGGATCGACTTGTACTTCTGTATAGCGCATCTCAAATCGTTTTACACACCAATTTATAAACTCTTTGATTTCTTTTGCATATACAGACATTGCTTTGACTTGTCCTGTTTCTGCTCCACTATGATAGTAGTTAGCCACACGGAACAACCGGAATTTATTTTGGAATCTCGATACAATGTAGCAGCTGCAACTTGTAGCATCACTTTGCCCACCGTCAGCAGTAAAGAACATTTCGTATCGATCACCTAAAACAACATGTTGAATGTTTTTCTCCATATCAAACATGCTGTAAATAACACCCTGAGGCATTACGCGTTTACCGTGCCAATCTCGTTCCAATAGATACGGATTCTTAGAAAGAACATCATATATTTCCTGCTTACGTTGGTCTGTTAATATTGGATTATCATTAGGTGTCCAATGCGTCCAACGCGTGTTTTGAACATCGAATACTTCTGATATAACAGGATGGTTAGGAGCAGGAGGGTTTAAGTCTGCTAAGTGGTAACGGTCCTGCGCCGCAAAGGTACGACGGAAGCACTCTTGGATCATACCCATGTTTAATAAGTTAATCTCGCAGAATACTACGCTACCAAGCGACATACCCGTTATGGCGCCGACACTGTTACTTTTTCCGCCGCCTTTATAATACACGTGCTTAATCCCGTTTGGTGTGTGTACTTCAAGATGCGAACCTAATTCGTTGTGTTTAATCTCCGCAAGATTACCGAATATGTGCTGTAATCCAGTGCCGTCACCATCTATAAATAAACGCTGGGCTTGCTCCTGGTTATAAGCGACAATCAGATGGTTCGTATCTCTTGTCCATGTCAAATAATCAGCATAGCGGAAATGCCCTGCTGTTGTCTTCCCCGATCTGGGTGTTCCCTCAAGTACATCGAATGTATAGTTATATGGTCGATAGATTACTTCTAACTGCTTAGGAGAAAACTTAATCGCTGTTTTGCTCATATTGTTTACGCCCTTCTATTAACGCATCGAGTAGTGAAGTATCTTTCTGCTGACCTTTAAGTTTCGCAGCACGTATCTTAGCAAATTCAGTATCAGCTTTAACCTTCTCAATCTGTACCTTTTGCATTTCTTGTTGCATGCGATGTCTTTCTGCTTCAATTTGGTTCTTAAATGTATCTGGAACTAAGTCGAAATACTGAGCTAATTTATCCAAAGCTTTCATCTTGTCAGCAAGCTTAATGGAAACACCATCACGCCCCTGCTTTACCTCAGTTATTATTGAACCATCAACCATATCAGACTCAGCTAAATCAACAAAGTTCATCATACGAGTTTCTGTGATAAACTCACTTACTTCATTTCCATCCTCATCAACTGATATTTTCTCTTGTGGTTCTAGTTCAACTTCTCTTTGACCAAAAGTCACATAGTTAGTAATGTCAGCAAAGGCAATCTTAATGTACTCTTTCAGTACATCCATCGCTTCCACAAAAACATTTTCTACTAGCTCACCTTTCAGCTCTTTTATATAGGAAGAAACTCGTTCACGCCTTAGTAATCGACTAGCCTGTACATGAGCGCTTTCCTTCGTATACCCGCTTTTAAGTGCTGCCTGAGTTCCGTTAAAATACTTTACATAATACAAGCAGAAAAGACGCTCTTTCTCACTAAGTTCTTCGTCTTCCAAAATCGCCTTCAATTTCTTCTTAGTTTTAGGATTTTCCACTTTGGTAATTACCTTTTTACCAACGGTAATATTACCGGTAATGTTTTCGTCCCATTTATCAATCGTTTTCCACTTTCTAATTAAAGAAACGCTTTTTCCTAAATCAGCAGCTATGTCCTCAATAGGAATTTCGCCTTTCGAATTCTTATACATTTCAAACGCTTTATCTCGTTCTGGGCTTCGTCTACTCATGTCACATCACCTTCTCATCTCCAATCTTGTATACAAATTAAAAAAGACCACCTGATAAGAAGTGATCTTTTTTAATCGATATACTTTTCACTGCTAATTCGTTGATACTCTAATATCTTATCTAATCGTTTTTGTTCAAAGAATGGTTGGTTTCTAAACCAATCGTTCAAATCTTGATTATTTTTCGTTCTGTTGCATCTTGAACATGCTGGAATGATGTTGTTAATGCTATATGTTCCACCTTTATCTACAGAAATAATATGTTCCTTTTCCAAACTATCCGCAACATCTCCACAATATGCACAACAACTTTCGTTATCTTCATTTCTAAAGTAATTTTTACATTCTTCCCACTCTTCATTTGAAATAGAATCGCCTAGATAAAGGTTTACTCGCCTTTCAATTTTGTTTATTTTCCTCCCTAAACCCTGGTCTTCCATCAATTTAACTAACAAATCACAAGCTTTTAATTTACTCTCGATAGACATATCATCAGATTTTATAGCCGTGGTCACTACATTAAGAACTTGCAGGTAAAGTGTCTTTTTATTATCTTCTTTGGTGTCATTTTCGGATTCTTTACCATCGACACCTAAATTTCCCTCTTGTTCATTCCACTTATAGTAATACTTCCATTTTCTAACCTGAGACTCAGAGACGCCAATTTCTTTGGCTATATCTTTTAATAATATTTTTCCGTTTTCTCTTTTCCATATTTCATAAGCAGTATAGCTCTTCTCACTTCTAGATCTAGCCACATTAACCCTCCTCAGCATTTGAAACTGATTGTTTAGAATCGTGTTCTCTTATATACCTATAAAGGGTTGCACGAGCTACATCAAACATCTCACATACTTCTACTTTCGTTTTTCCAGTAGCAAGCATTTCCATCATACCTTGTATTTGTTGAGGAGTATGAGCTTTCTTTCTACCACCTTCTCTTCCTCTTGCCTTAGCAGCAGCTACACCACTAATAACACGCTCATTAATTACTTCACGTTCCATTTCAGCCATAGCGCCAAATATATGGAATAGGAATCTTCCCATTGTTGTAGATGTATCAATTCCATCTCTAATAGAAACAAAGTGAATTCCCTTTTCATTAAACTCTTGTAGTAAATTAACAAGCTGATGCATTGTCCTTCCTAGTCGATCAAGTTTATAAACAACTAAAGTATCATCCTTGCGAAGTTTACTAAGAAGTAGCTGAAGTTCTTTTCTATCCTTCTTCGCACCACTTTCTTTTTCAGTTATGATTTCCTCACAACCATATCGTTTCAACTCATCTAATTGCATATCCAAACTTTGCTTTTTGGTCGATACCCTAGCATAACCAAATACCATTCCCCATCACCCTTTATGTTTGATAGGTTAATTGTATCATTTTCCTGTATCAAATTCAAATGTTTTTGATATATAGTTTTGATACATTAAAAGCATTGATATTTGGTTAATCTTTATTACGTCTCAAAATCAAATGTTTTTGAGACATTGAACTTACTACGAACGATGCTTTAATCCAGCTAAAGTTGCTTTGATAAACACCTTTTCTTCATCACCGACTTGAGTTAATAACTTATCGACTATATATCTATCTGTGTTAGCTAGCAGAAATACAGCAACATTTGCAATACTGCTCACATAAGCCGTAGCGTCTTTGCTTTCACCATTCATTTGCATAGAAAACGTAACGTTAGGTTTCATCCCCTCACCCCTTATCTTTCCTTAACAACAAACAAGACGCCACCCAGATCACGGCAGCGCCTACGATAATTGCTATTGGTTTAATCATTTTAATTACCTTATCATTTGCGGATATAAGGTTTTGTGAAATTCATCTATTTGAACAGGAAAAGAATCTTCTCCTTCTTCCTTATTAATCTTTTCGACTTCTTTTATATACTCGTTATATAACCAGATAAAGTTCAATAATTCATCCTGAGACATATTTGCTAATGCCGTTCTAAATTTAAGCAACTATTCATCCTCCTACCCAAATGTCCATTTTGTTCAACTTCACGTTTAATGTGTAATTTCTATATAACAAAGAAAAAAGCACCCGTTTTGGATGCTTAATTGTATTTATCGCCCACAAAATGTTTCACTATCAATTAGTGATCCATCTTTCCATGATGCAAGTATATACGAATAAAATTGTGGTTTCTTCAATTCTTCCGCTATGAACTTTGCAATTGTTTCTATATTAGGTGAAGCGGCCATCGTATCATGTTCTGGAGTTTCATCATAGTCCAATGTATAACAGTCACCTTCCCTTACTGTTATACGTCTATTTCCAATAGTAATTTCTGTATAATACTCACATAGCACAATTTTATATTCTGCCGTTTCAATCACTTGTTCTTTTTTGTCGTCCATCTTATCCACCTCCATATATATTATAACAAAATAAAAAGCCACCACCGAAGTGACAGCTTTCAAGGGGATGGAAGAGAGAAAACAAATGGCAAAGTTTCTCTTAGATTAAGGCTGAGTACTCTCAACCTTCTCCAAGCCACCGCATCAACTAGTTTGGCTACACGCCCTGTGTTCAGTGACTGGGAGAAGAGCGAGAATTCATCTTCTCAAATTTATAGTCCTCTTCTCGTTTATACTCCGTAGAGTCGGCCAATACTTCAGCTACCGCCTTTGCTGACCAATATCGAATTATAAAGGATTTATATCAAGACGCATGTGTTTCTTCCGACGCCTTGTTTGAACTAACATATTTTCAAGGGGATGGAGAGGAGGCTCCACTATGTTAGTTCAAACAAAGAGCGGAAGCTCTCTGCACAACGAAAGATGTGAGTAATTCGTTGAAAGTGTAAATCATTTCGTCCAAATCGTTGAATAAAAGCCCATTTTAATTTTGTTTACTGTCCATAAATACGATGTTCATTCAATCATGAACAACCACCCCATTCCATTTCCAGAAACAAACAACAGAGAGTAATAGACTTATATTCACTATCAACCCAGAGGACGCATTCTGGGCTGAATGGTAAATATAATAGAAACAGCATGACGAATGCGAGTTATCTCACACCCGCTACACTGGAATATGTCATTGTTATACATTCATTGGTCATTTCGTCTTAACGCGGGTTCGTACCGCCTTGCCCGCCCTACTATGCGGTATACGTTACCGTGACATTCTCGCATAAGAACGTTTCACTGATAGGTGTACTAATCCTCTTCGATATGCGGTTGTCAAAGGGCTGTCTAAAGCTCATTAATGAGCTTGTAAGATAATGATACGGTGATTCCAACATCTAGATATCCTCCTCTTTCTCACTACTTTATCGGCTATTTATCGACGTTTTTTCTTCTTTTGAAGTCTTCATCAAGCAAAATAATATAACTAATGACCACCAACTATTCGTTAAAGTGAAAATGTATCCCGCTAAGGACAATACACCTAAATTCATTAACAGTGTCGCTGTATATTTGTTCATATTCATCTTCCTCTCTTTTATATAATCCGTAATGCAGTAGCGATCGCCATAATTGCATTTTTCTTTTGAAAGTAAAACCAATCATTCTGTAACATCATTTGCGCCTTAACATTCTTATCACTTACCCAACCTGTATTCTTAAGGTATTTACGCTCTATAATGTCCCTCTGTTCAATATCTAACGAATGTTCTAATGCTCTCTTGATCTGTTTGTACTTATAATCATTAAACTTCCTTGTATCACGTATTTCGGGAAACAGTTGGATACTTTCGTTAATACATTCCTCTTGATTCTTCATGCGGACTTCTAGAGCCTTATAATTGAATAACTCTTTTGCAACTATCTTCTGTATCTGCTTGTACTCCTCATTCGTGATTTCTGAAAAGAATGCTAATTGCTCCATCTGTAATCCCCCTATTTCTGAATTTGTCTTTTTAACATCACATTAGGTACGTGAAATTTTACTATCTCTTTGTTGAATAAGGGAACATCACGCATTAACATAGCCCCCACCACACTATTGCGCATTGTTCCGTTATCCATTAAGCTGTTGTCTTCCTATAAAACGCTGCTATACGTTTCTCTTCGTCGTGAATTCTCCATCCATCATCTAAATGATTCATTAACTCCTTGTACGTAAATACATCGAAACTCCATACACGTTGTTTATCTCCAAAACCTTCCTCATTACGGTGCAGCATGAATTCTCTTGTACCTTTGTATTTTGGAATCATCTACTCAGCTCCCTTTATTTTCTTATCCAGCCTTTCTGCTTGTCCTTCATAACAACAACTAACTCCTGTTTATATCGGTATTCAAACATCTTCTTCATATATGGGAAGCGATCGTTAGCGTAGCCTTTAACATCAATTACTTCCTGTGTTCCATCCTTATAAGTGATAAGGAAATCCGCTGTAAACTTCCAGTCCCTTCGCTTCTTTCGCTTGCCCTCTCGTGTAGTAATATAAAACCCTTCAAGGAGCATGTACTGAGGTTGTAGTTCAATTCCAACAACCTCAGGATCACTCTTTAGGAATAGATAATACTCCGCTTCTGTTTTACTATCAAACTCAATTCCTAGTGCAACTGTTTTCCTACTATTAATACGGCCTGTCTTCTTTTTACGTTTGAACAACTTGTATCCTCGCTTTCTACTCCATTTGTCCTTTGCACTCTTCAAGAAAATCAATAACTTCCTGAACATGCTCTTTCGTTGTCATACTCTCCATCACGTACCCTGCATCGTTATAAACATTTACCTTATCCCCCGTGAACTCCATTCCACACATTCCGTCTGTACCTAACAGCTTTACATTACCTTCCATTCTTTTAACCTCGCTTTCTATATTTATCAATTATTTCTCTAAATAACGGATTAAACTTTAACATTCCTACACAGCAAACCGCTGCTGCAACTATTGAAGATGATCTTACTTCTTGGCCTGTTATAATATTGAGCGTAATCATGGCTAATAAGCCCGCTGTAGTTGCAATCTGAAATGCATATATCTTATCCATGTATTCACCTTGCTTTCTATTAAAAGGATTATTTTGTTCAGTTATTTTTCATTAACCAGGAAAAATGTTTCCATGCCGTGTACATCCCTCTTAGACACTGGCATTACATATATCTCTTCATTTATTAACAATTGGAACTCTACGCATCGTTTTTCTTTATTCCACCCGAAACATGCCATAGATACCATTTTGGGTTCCTTTTTTTCTTCCATTCCCTCTCTCCTCCTGTATAAAACTCAATATTCCGTCAATACTGTAGACAACCCATTAAGTTACTTTCTCCTTGTTCCCCCTTGGAGATGAGCAGTTAGCTTTTGCTAACTGCTTTTTTGACTTGCATCCCAACCATGAATGCAATAGTTACGTAACTTTCCATCAATATGCTCTGTACGTCCGTTGTATTTAGCTTTTGTCCCACAAACTTCATTAACTTCTAGGACACTGCTTCTTGCTGTGAAAATATCATCTGAGCTTGCGAGATAAATATAGAAATGTCCTAATCCTGCGTTACGTACCATTACTTTTCCTTTGCAATCTTTCTTCAGTTTATTTCTTAGTGTTTCAATATACATTTATCGCAACACTTTTCTACAAAATGAAATTTTTGTTTAGTTGTATAAACATCTACCTAGCCACATAAAATAACCAAAAATCAGGAGTTAAGTAATGAAAACATCACTCAAAATTCTTAAATGTTTTTTATTTATACTTTTAGTGGTATTCTCACTTTTTTGGGGGTACGTATGGTATTTTTAATCTCCAACCAAATAGCGTTTTTATTGAAAATGATGCTCTAATTCATTTGGACACATTTACCAGTGCATTTACCAGAAAATTCATGATATAGTTATTTAGTCGAGTACGTCATCACTTGACAATTACCCTTAGAAACCTCGTTGATAAACGGGGCTTCTTTTTTTAAATAACGATTTTGTTTTACTTTCACTAGTCACCCTGCCCCGTATAAATGCACCTTTTTTTACGTATCATATTAAAATCCAAATTATCCTCTTTTAGGACGGTACTAATATGAACAAAACATTAAAATACATTTTAATCTTCTTTGGTACGGTGTTTTATATTGTAATTATGGGCTGGATTGTCTATTTAAACTTTGTTTAAGCGTATTTTATTTCTCCAAACAAGAAATCAATCTAAGATCGAACTTAAGCGTCCTAAGGAGTGCTCTACAAGGCACTCTTTAGCTTTAAAATAAGGATTTTGTACTAATTTTGCTTAACGTTTCCTGATTTAGTTTCAATAAATGTATCTTCATCAATCTCAATGCTCACCATATCCATCTCACTATCAAAACCTACAACTCTTCCAGAAACTCCCGTTAATGCTCCCTTAATAATCGTTGCTTGAATATTAACTATTACTGTATTCATTTCTCTTCCTCACCTTCTCCAAAATAACTATTTTGTACTAATTGACTCCCAATCAAATGTTTCTAATATATTCAACAGTCGTTCTACTTTTGGCGCTCTCCAAGCCGTCATAGCGTATGTATGGGCTTTCGAAGTGTAATGATGCTTGTTTAGTTCTAAGTGACGTTTCGCTTCTTCTTTTGTTAGAAACATAGTGTTAGGTACAATAAACTCTTCTTTAACAAAAACTGTGCCATAGTACCCACATTCGTTCATATTGTCCTCTACATACTCCCATAACTCATCGAAGTTCTCATTTTCGTCATTGATAAGATTCTGTAATTCTTCATCTTCTTCAATTTCATCTTCAAAATATTCTTCTAAGAACTCTTTTAAATCACTAAAATTAGAGAATTTAACATGATCACCATCGTTAAAGAAACGCTCCTCATTCCCACTGTCATAGTTCTCGTTTCCTGGAACAAATCTATAATCCATAATCGTCCAAAAACGCGGTGCTGCTTGTGAATCATAATCATGTTCACCTTCGTGCTTCAAAATTGCTTGTAGTTCTTTTAAAAATTGAATGTCCTTGTTCATTTCCCATTCCCCTTTACGAATAATCTTTTTTACATTACACATACTACCCGTAAGCCGACTTCCCACGGCGGTACTCTTTCAAAACGGGGCTCACTCCTCCGGGTTATTTAGGTGCACGGCAGGTAACTTAGTCAATTACCTGCCATTTTCTATTCAAATAACGCTTTTATTTTAAAATTATATTGTTTTAAACTGTCTATTCTACTTTTCTTTCCTTGTTCATATGCCAAGTTCTTTATTCATACATTAAAGGTAATTGGCATAACTGAATGGAGGCTAACTATGTTTTTTGAAAATATGATTAAATACGGACGCGTTCCCCACTTCAATCCTAACTTCCCTTTGATTTTATTTTGGAGTCAAAAAAGTGGCTGTACTTCTCTTTCACATTGGTTTTTTTATCAAATAAATTTATTTAAACAAGCCATAAAATACGATTCTTTCATCCATAATTATGAAAATGAAATATACAAAAACTCTTCAAACTACTTTATTGAACTAGCTGCGGCTTTATATTTAAACGGAAAAGATACCTATAAATTAGTGAGAAACCCCTATACAAGGGCTGTAAGTTCATTCTTTTCACTAATTCCCCCCCCTTATATAGAAAACCCCGCATGGAATCCTATTCGGAATTTTTATTATGGTAATGAATTTTGTAATAAACCTATTTCATTTAAAATCTTTCTCTACTACTTAAAAGCACAAATGATAGATTTAGAACAAGTAAATCCACATTTTATGCAGCAATATGAACCAGGTGAGGAAAAATTTGTTACAAAGTACATCTACCTTGAAAATTTCTCTACCGAAATTGTACGCCTAGAACAAATATATCAGCTAAAAAGTTCTCCTTTGCACATACTAACCAAATCATGGCATCATCAGAAGGACAGGGCGATTTTTAAAGGGAATTTTGCAGATGCTGATATTACTGATCCTTTATTCCCACGCCTCCCAACATACGATAGTTTTTATGATCATGAAACCATCCAATTAGTACAAGATATTTTTAATAAGGATTTCAGCACATACAAATACCCATTAACTCCTTTAAAAAATACGTGATTTTCTAATTGCAGTTTCATATTTTACAGAGTAACTTAAATTCACCTATTTAAGTTTCCTAATAAAACTCTCGTAGTAAGTTGGGACACTGGAAGCAGTGTCTTTTTTTAATAAAATTCAAATTTGGTCTTAATATCCGTTGTCCTGGCGTTGATGATTTACTTCATTCTTTTTCATGTATGCAGCGTATATTTGTTCATCCGTAAATCCTAACAATTCACCTAGATATAAATATTGTCCAATAAATTCCGTATACTCTAAATCTAGATAATCACAACCGTATTCAACCTCTTTTTCTAAACTAAGAACCATATAGACCAATCTTTTGTACTGATCCACAACATCAGCGTTTTGTTTTTTCGATTCCAAATCGTCCGTCGATGCATATTTTGGCAATTCCATAATCTCGTCGTTTTCTTTTAAATCCAACCCTGTCTCTAACACAAAATGTAATCCGTCAACATATTCCTCTAGCAATGTATCTTTTGGTTGTTGGTTCTCACTCCAATACTTAAACCCTCTCCAATCGTTCGCGCATTCCATAAACTCAACTAACATCGCTAACATCATTTTTGGGAATTTATCTTTCCCTTTGTATCCAATATGTTCTTTTAATCCAGCTTGTACCTCAAATAATTTAGTTAATTCCATATTAATTAGCTCCTTTTAATGAACTTTCAATTTGTTTCTTACGTGTAATTAAATCGTATAAATTACCTTCTGTTTTCTTTTTCTCAAGCCCTAACATATTTAAATGTAGTTTCATGTTGCTTATATCTGAATTAACACTTTCTAATTCTGATTCGAGTTGAATTCTTGTTTCTTTCTTCATGCAATCCCTCCTACAGTCCTAATTCCTTCATAATCTTTCCTTCTTCGAATCCAACAACTATATTCCCGTTCTCAAACTTAAACGCTGGTAAACTATGAATACCGTTAGATTTTAGATTTTCGTAAACTTTATCTGTATCGCTTGAGTTATCTACATTAATTTCTATTATTTCTACCTCTACCGGGCACGCTTCAAACATATATTTCGCCCTCTTACAATTTGGACAATCATTTTTCGTGTACATAACAATCTTAGTTGCCATTCTCTTCAGTCTCCTTCGCCTCTGCTAATAGTTGAGTTACTTCAAACGTGCCATGCTCTGTATATTTCATTGTTCTTCCTCCTTGTATTTAGATAAGATTGTTGTTAATGCTATTGCCGTTCCTTCATTCGCGATCCATTTCCCTCTATAGAAACCAGCAAGCCCTAAATCTTCAGATTCGTAAGCCTTATCAGCTTCTTTTCTGTTTTCCACTGCTGATTTTTGTAAGTATTCTATATACTCTTCAATCGCTTCTCTCATTCGATCCAACTCCTTTGATTAATTCGAATAGTTCCTGTTCGTTCATTTCATAAAGCTGACGTCCTGTATTTTCTTCTTTGTAAATTCCCTTATGCAATAGGACATCTATGAAGATTTGTTTCCTGTCCATATATCCTCCATTACGCTTGCTTTCTTAGATTTAGAGATTTGCCCTTTCTATAAAATTCATTATCAGCATTTGCTCTTTTAAGTGTTTCCTCTAATGTAAGTAACGGTGTTGTTATTGCCGTTTTGTTATCCCATTTACGATTTTTTCTTCCTAACAATGCATGATAGTTAATCCCATTAGATTCCGCTATTTTTATTTCTTCTTCCGTAAACGGTCTTTTTTCTCTCCGTATTTGAAGCGAAAGTTTTTGCATTTCTCTTTTACTCATCAATGGCTTTGTTGCCGCTTCTAACGGTTTCATCCCTTTATCTATTCGTTTCCTGTATGTTCTCGCTGAAATTCCATGTTTTGTTGCAATTTCTTTATATTCTTTCCAACCCGTTTCTTTTGTTTTTCTTACCGGTTCTGTAATCGCTCTTTCTTTTTTCCAACGATACCCGTATACCCTTTGTTTCAAAGTCGCTTCGCTAATCCCATTTGCTTCTGCTTTTTCAAAATCTGCTGGAGTGAGATAAAAATCACTCATGGCTAATTCCCCTCCTAATTCAATGCCATTATTTCTTTTCTTGTGCGTTTCGAATGTTTAATTTCAATCTTCTGAATACCTTTACCGTGCTCTTTCACTGCCGCGCTCCATGCTTCGCTCTCTGTTTTCACATCAAACCAATCTATTTTTTGTCGCTCATCCTGATCGTAAAAGTGAACTTCATACGTTATGGCGTTATGCTGTAAGAACTTATCTGCTGTGCTTGTTGCTGCGTAATCGAAACTCCCTACAACGTCCTCTAGTGTTAGTTGTTTCATGCCCCCAACCCCATCGGGCGCGATTTAATAATATTTTTATCTGCCTGATCCATGATTAATGCAGCGATTTCTAATTGATGTCTTCCCAACTCCTTCGCAATTTCAAGGATTCCTTTGTCTTCCTTCCACATTTCTTGCAACCTGATAACTTCAATTTCATCAAACAACAAATCTAAGTCTTCTAAAGCGATATATAAGTTACGACGCGATTTCTTCATATATTTTTTCTCTTGCAAAACCATCGTGTAATTTTCTTTATCTACTTCCGTTTCAAGTTTCGGCATCTGTTTCCCCTCCGTTACGAATCGAATCTTCTTTCCAAATTAACAAACTTCCCGTATTCTTTAACGAATGCCAATTCTACAACACCAACAGGTCCATTCCTTTGCTTCCCTATAATGATTTCGATTGTGTTTTTATTTTCTGTTTCTCTATCGTAGTAATCATCTCGATATAGGAACGCTATGACGTCTGCATCCTGCTCTATTTGCCCGCTCTCGCGTAAATCGGACATCATAGGTCTTTTGTCTTGGCGTTGTTCTACACCACGGCTCAGCTGAGATAGAGCAACCACACATACATTTAATTGGCGAGCCATTGTTTTCAGTGTCCGGCTAATTTCTGCAATCTCTGCTTGTCTGTTTCCCTTATGTACCGGATTCCCTGTTATAAGTTGTAAGTAGTCGATGATTACCATGATTTGTCTACCTGGGAACTCATCGCATAACTTTTTAACCTTCGACCAGATAAAGTTTGTTGTAATTCCTGCATCATCAAAGATACGAATGTTTTTGTTATTCAAAGCTCCCATAGCTTGCGTTAACTTCGTCCAATCTTCTGGGTTTAGCTCACCTGTTTTCATGCGATTCCCATCGATATTCCCATTGATGCTGACCATTCTCTTTAGGAGTTCCTTTTGTCCCATTTCGAGTGAGAAGATTGCAACGACATCGCCATCCCCGTATTCTCCTGCTGCATTATTTCCTACATTTAAACAGAATGCTGTCTTCCCTACAGATGGACGGGCCGCTACGATTATTAACTCCTGTGGTTTAAATCCTGCCGTCATGCGGTTTAATTCTGTGAACCCTGTGTCCATTCCAGCTAATCCTCTTATTGGATTCTCTAGGTCTCCATACATTTCGACTAAACCGTCTCTAATTCGCCCGTCACTATTCTTGTCTTCCCTACTTAAATTCAGCAACGCAGCCATTTGAGTTTGTATAGCAAGTTCCGTATCGTTTCCGCTGTGAACCGCTTGTTTTAACGCTTCTGTATTTCTTACAACTTCTCGATCTCGCCACTTACTCCACACGATTTTTTCATAGTATTTAATATTAGAAGTGCTTGGCGTAGTTTCAGATAATTGAGCAAGATAACCGATTCCCCCGACATCCTCTATAAGCCCTTTCTCAGCCAATCTAGCGGTCATTGTTATAAGGTCTACTGGTTCGTTTCCGCTATCGATTTCGAGCATTGTACGGAAGATATGGACGTGTTGAGGACGATACATCTGCTCAGGTTGTAAATTAATATCTTTTATCTTGTCAGGATCTAAAATTAATCCCCCTAGAAGACCTTGCTCCGCTTGAATGCTATATAACCCCTCGTAATCTAAAGTGTGATTCACTGTCTTCCCCTCCGTTTAATCCCCAATATCTTCGCTATTTCTTTAAGATGTTTTTCCCGTTCCTCTGGCGGCGCCACGTCTTTGCTGTTTTCATCCCACTGCTTAAATAATTGTTTTGTTCCTTGTACGGTCGGCCCACTATATTTTTCTTCATGTAATAAATCGGCTGGTTTAGGAGGAAACTTATTTGTTTTACAATGTCCCTTTAATTTCGCAAGAGTTTCTTCATACGGAACATCTTTCATAAGATCAATCCATACTTTTACAAGATCATCTGTAAGTTCAAAGTGTGGGTATACTGCAACAATGTAACGTAGTAACCCCGTAACTTCTTTTTGTTCCATTCCTTATCCCCTCTATTCATATTTAGCAAGTAATTCCGCGTTCTTCGCTTGTCTCTTCTTTTGTTTACCAGGTATTACGGTTAATGGTTTATTCGTCTGCTGTTTTGAATGCCACCTGTTATAGATATAACTCGCACAATATCTAAATGAATTTATCCGATCCATTGAATGTTTAGGTTTATAGTTTTGAAAACATTCATCTAAGTAGAAAAGTATTTCATTAAAAGGAACACCTTCCTGTAAAAGCTGATTTGCTGTACTATAATCATCTGGTCCAGGAAAACCTCTTCCTTTTAATCTCATATATTTATCAGTGATTATATTTACTTGTTCTTGTGACGGAGTTTCTTCAACAACAACATTCTTTAAAACATTCTTGTTTGTGGTCAGTTTTTGCGATTTTGTTGGACACTTGTTGGTCAGGTTGTGGTCATCTTCATTTTCTTCACGCTCTGAAAACGTTGGTATATAAGTGTTTTCAGACTCTTTTTTGATGGTCATTTGTTGGTCAGTTTTTGACTCAAATCCCTCATTTTTGTTGGTCAACTGTTGGTCACTTTGTTGATACAGATGCCAGTTAAGTATTGATATGACGCTGTATTTCGTGGTTTTTTTGATGGTCAGCATCTCCATCTCTTCAAATAGTGCTAGATATCGTTCGATGGTCTTTTCTGAAATAGTCTGTGACTTCTTAACCCCTTTGTTGAACTCTTCTGCTAACGCCTTTCTACCAGTAACAAATTGACCACTTTGAAGACTTACAACCTGATTTCCAACAAACACTTCACGCTCTTTATGAGAAGCTCTCATTAAGCAAAGCGTCCACAACTTGAATTTGTTACTATCCGTCCATATAGAACTTTCCATAATCTTTCGATGCAATTTTATCCACCCCGTCACAAGGTCTCACCTGCCTTTACTCCGCTTTCTTCCTCATTACAAACAGATACTGGACTGTATCTACATAACCATTAAATTTAAATCCGCCTTTACTGAAGTTTCTGCCCATATCGTAATCAAAGTCTTTTCTCTGTTTATAAATCTTTTGATATGGTCTTACGTGTTCATATCCATCTCTTTCTAGCTGTCTTACTTTTTTTAATAGCTTAGTAAGGTTATATCCCTTTACTGGAAACGGCTTGCTATCATCACGCTCTTTTTTTCTCCAATGTAATTGCAACTCAATCACTCCCGTTCGCAAATTGCCATTCCGTTTTTCACACGCAAAATTTTGTATCCGTTATAACGCTTCATATATTGCAAAATATTTTGTTTTATCTCTTCCTGACTAGCGCCTTTTAAGCACCAATCAGGAAGAACAACATTTGTTTTTGTAGTTATCATTGTTCAAATACAATTTCTGATTGTTCTTGGCTTGTTGTCTCTTCATTTGTTTCCTCTGCTTCAATAAACTCTGGTTCTGCTGTAATGTCTTTTCTAACTACTTCGTCATGTTGCGCTTGTGTCTGGACCTCAATACTGATTGGTAAGTATTTAAACATCGATCTCACGACTGTTTTTTTAGCCATTTCTTCATAATCACTTTTCCAAGGACCGAAATCTTTTGATTTAGAACGACCTCGGCGTTTTTCAATCTCGCTTTCTGGCATAAATTCCATTTGATATCCGCCATCTTTGAAATGAGCTACTGCATATGCCCCAATGAACTTCCCTCTATCTCCAAACGAAGGTTTATGTGTCAATTTAGGATGTAACCCTAATTCGTATTCGAACTCATCATTCTCGTACACCGCATGAGCATAAATGCTTTGGATGTGACCGGAACGTCTTGCTAAATCAATCATTCCTTTATATCCGATGATGAATTGAACTTCCTTAACCCACTGAGGATTCTGTTTTGTACCTGCGTTTTTGTTAAATGGAAGCAAGTAGCAATGACCAAGTAATCCTGGTTCTAGTCCAAGCTGTACCGCTTGCATCACAGCTCCCATAAGAGAAGGAACAGTACATTCTAATAGCGTTGGGTTAGTTCGAATTGTTGTAAGTGCTATACGGCTCATACGGTCCATATCCATGTGCTTTGGTAATACTTCAGCCATTCTCGGCCCCATTTTCTTCATATAAGCTTCAACTGTTTGTTCAGGGCTAGCTGGTTTGTTTTCAGTACGGTTTGCTAATTGATTTTTAATAGATTCATTGTTTGCCATTGTTCATTTCCTCCCTATTTAACTGTAAACTTTCTGCTTTTAGATTCTTTTGTATACCGTTTGTACAATTCCGGTTGTTCTTCTTTTAAACGCTTGCTATCAATCCGATTAGAAACCTGTGTTTTCCAAGAAACCTTATAATTTTCTGTTTTACCAATCTCATTTGATCCAAGTTTTGCTTTAATCTTGTTTTCGTACTCTGTTTTTTGTTCTTCTAATGCTTTAATTTCTTTATCTACCTGATCACGAGCTTCTATTAATAACTCAACTTCATTCCCTAGCTCGACTTCGCTATCCTCAACCGAATCTGGATACATCTCTTTGAGTAATGTAGATGATGCTTCAGAACCATCAAACATTGGTGGAATTCCCTTCTCAACGTGGTTTAACCAGAAGTCTTTTTCAATATCGATTAGGTACTGAATGATATCTTCATCACGTTCAATCTTTTTATAGATGAATTTGTTGCCACCGATTAATACTGCTATCCACCATGCTTTATAACCCGTTACAGCCATATAGTGTTGGCACTGTAGAAGGTAAGAAGCTGGAATTTCTTCACCTTCCCACTCTTTCTTTAGGTATTCAGAAGCCGTTTTACACTCAAGTCCTACCTTTTCACCAACAACCAGCCTGTCCACATTTGCTAGCATCCAAGGGTATTCAGGGTGCTGTAAGATTGCGTTGCATGTTCTAACCTTCAAATTAGTTCGTTTACTGAATTCCTCTGCTACTATTTCCTCTAGCACATTACCGAAGTAAGCTGCTTCACTTGGTAATTGATCTTTAACAGTTTCACTTGTTTTGTCGTAGTAAACTCCAATTGGAGAACTCCATTTATTTAACCCTGCAATAGCTGCTGCATCAGAACCGCCAATACCAGCTTTTCTAGCTTCTAACCATTGTTCATGGGCCATATCTTCAGTTGTAATAAGTACATTTGCTTCCATCTTATTCACCCGCGACTTTCTCTGTAGAATGAGACTTTACATACTTCCAAAAGTAACCGCCACTTTGCTTTAATTTACCGAGACAAACATTGCCGATATGTTAACTTCGTACTCCAGTTTCTCGTTCAGCTTCTCTAATAGACTCAAACCTTGCCAATACTTCCCCTGTAGTTTTATCTATCTGCAACACCGCTTTAGGATTTGCACTTCTCATCTTCTTTTTAAGACTGATTAAATCGTTTTCGTAAGCATGTTTGATATTTTCTGCATTTGTAGTCCAATCTAAGTTCGTATAGATGTTGTTACCCTTGTTTCCGTCTTTATGATTAACCATTGGTTTATTTTCTGGATTTTCAACAAAGGCATTTGCCACAAGTCTGTGAATCTTAAATGTCTTCTCAACACCTTCTAGTACTAACTTAATTTTTTTGTACCCTTGCCATTCAAACGGCTTCAAAATTCTATGTTTCTTATATTTAAGGGACTTCACATTACCTTTATTTGAAATTTCGTAGTGACCTTCATAACCGATGATTGGTTTCCATTGTTCTTTCATTCTCCAGCCACCATCTTTCTTGCATGTCTTTCTAGAAATCCCGAAGCACATTCCTCACAGATAAGCGATCCTTCGAATTTGTAATAAGTCATTCCGAAATAAAGCTCGCCATCGCAGTCTTCACAGTACTCAATGAAGTCTCTAGCCGATGAATCATGATGATTTCCGATTAACATTCCGTTTTCAATCATTTCCACATTCCTCCTTATTTACTTAGAAGAAACGACTGTGATATAATAGTGGTAGAAAATATTGCGTCGTTTCATGAACCAGTCGATTAGGGGTAATCGGCTGGTTTTATTTTGTTTTGATGCTGTACGCATCATCATGACCAGAAACGAGGTGGAGGGGGAAAGGTGTCCGCTCCTGATCATGATGACAAGCACAACGCTTGTCCTATTTAGCTAGAGTGATAAACTCCTTATGCATTTCCTCAACCTTATCTGCGCTGTTATGTATCCCTCTAGCTCTTAAATTTCGTATCATCTTAATGATGTTTGCTTTGTCTTCTTTATCCTTCTGCTGTTTATCCATCAATTTTCATTCCTTATATACCGTTTATCTATCCAATCCATCAGACGAATGAATCCTGCGGTTAAAATGACAATTACCAGAATCATTAAATGTGAGAATGTGCTTTCTTCCATCATTTAAACCGCCTCCCTATCCATTTCTGGAATGATTCCGCGTTTCGTTAGAAGTTCGTGAATGAAGAGTCTTCCTTTTTGCGTCCAACGAGTATTCATTTTTACGGATTTGCTACCATCTGAATGCGTAACATCAACTGTTTTCGATTTTGTGTATCCTTGATTTCGATAGTTGGCATATAGTAGCCATTGGTCATTCAATTTGTATTGAATCTTTTCTTTGTTTAAGATTTTGTTTAAGTTTTGTGCGGATAATCCATAATCAGCTGCTATTTGCGAGACGGTCACTGTATCCTTCGATTTAAGAATCTGATCTAGGTATGTAATCTTTGATGCGTTTTCCGCAATCTGTTGTGTTAGCATAAGGTTCTTTTGTTCAGCGACCTGCCTTGCTTGTTGTTCCTGCTTCAATTGTGATGCAAGACCGATAATTAAGTCTGGATCTTGAAGTAGGGCGTTAATTGTATGTGGCGTCATGTATGCACCGTGTTTTCTAATAGAAGGAAGTACTTCACTTGTTACCCATTTGCGAAATTCTTTTGCTTTCTGAGTTTCTGATTCGAAAATCAGCTCGTACAATCCATCTTCAGTAATATAAGGTTGTCCATCGTGGACAACTACTGATATGTCAGCTTTTTGGATAACTTTCTCGATACGATCTTTTCTAAGGTACGTTTTCCCTTTCGCTACTTTCGTATATCCAAGTGACCACGCTGCGTTTTCAAGATTGAACATTTCCTTTCCATTTAATTGAATAACCTCTAATGCTCCGAATTCCTGATGGTTGAAAACCTGTAATTGATTCATTTTCTTTCCTCCTTTATCATCTTAAGGTCAAGTTAGTTAGTTTTAAATGACCTCAGGTCAAGTTTGTGTTATTTAAAAAATGACCTCACCCTACTAAGTCATCCATTGTTGTTGATAAAGCATTTGCTATTTTTTTTAATGTTTCAATCTTAGTTGATTTAACACCTAATTCTATCTTCGAAACCATGCTCTCACTGATTTGTGATAATTCAGCAAGTTGCTTTTGCGTGAGTTTTTTACTCGTGCGAAGTTCTTTAATGTAACTCCCTTTTATTTTCATCGGCTTCACCTCTCGATTACATTTTCATTGTACACCTAACGTGACCTGGGGTCAAGTTCTTATTTTAAATTTTATTTTTTTGAAACAAGAAATGGACTAGTGGTCAAGTTTTATGTAGAATATATACTATAGTCAATGTAAAACAAAACCATTGAAAATTCATATAAAACAGTTATTAAAGGGGAATAAAATAATGTTACCTACACTATCCGTTAGGATAAAAGAACTAAGGAAAGAGAGAAAATGGTCACAGAAAGAATTGGGAGAAAAAGTAGATGTTAGTGAATCTTTCATTTCAAAAGTCGAATCAGGAAAGAAACAACCTTCAAGAGAAGTAACTACAAAAATCGCAGAAACATTTAATGTAACTACAGACTTTTTGTTAGGACGAAGCGATGAAGAAGATCTAAACGAAATGTTAGACGTAAAATTTAAAGCGATGAAGGAACGATTATCTAGTCTTCCTGAATTTCAACGTGAAATGATTATGAAACAAGCTGAGAACTTAATGGCAGAATTCGAAAAGCTAAACAACCAGTCAAAAAAATAGCCAACCTCCTTACGAGGCGTGGCTATTTTTTTGTTCTGTATTAAATAGCATTTAAATATATGAATCAAGTGTCTGTTCATCATCCTTAGATAATTCAGCAGCTTGTAATAAAAACCCCTTTAAAAGCTCATCTCTCGTCATCCCCAACATCCTCCAATATCTTCATAGTATCTTTTTCTTTTCTGATGGAAAGTTTTTATCGTTTTTCTATGCATTTCATCAAAAAGTTTCCATTCTCTATAAAGCAGAAATGACACTATCGAAAAAAGATAGTGTCATTTCTTATTATTATTTATATAAATCAACCGCCACCTGGATTTGGATCCATGTACGCTATTGGTACGTTTACATCTTTAACTTGTCCTTGTTTTGTAACTGGCGCAAATGTAAATGTTGCAGCCGCAGCAATTGCTAAAACCGCCTTTAGTAGTTTAGTTTTCAAACATTTCACCACCTTTTAAATATGCCTTAATTATAACATTTTAGGGCTTCTTTTGGTAGAGATATATAGAAAAAATCACCTGTTTTAGAAAAACTTTCTACACTCATTTCTAAATACTTTTTCCCTTCCTCTCCTCCAAGTGCAAGGCCCATATAATACAACTGAAAACTACTAAGATAACCATTTTGTTTTTTTAGAGCCCTAAGTATTTCTATAGCTTCTTCTTTTTTTTCTATTCTTATATAAAAAAACGCAAGTTCTGCTAAATCAAGTTTTGTGCGATCGATTGAATCCAATTCCTTGCCATGATGTATTTTTAAGAATAATAAAACGTTTAATATTTTATTTCTTCTTATTTCGAATTTCTTATTGACTGGGACACCAATGAGTTCAAGTGCATTGCAGATGTAGGTTTTCGCCGTTTCGTAATCACTTAGTGCATAACTTTCACCTAACTTACAATAAGCAATTGCCTTGGTACTCATATAGTAGTTAAAAGGGTTATTTAAAATTTCAAAACAAATTTCTCTGGCTTTGTTTACATCTCCATTGTTATGCAAATGAATAGGAACTTGCATTTCTTTTACACGTAACAAAAATGAATTTCGATTTGTGTGTTTCGAAACATTATTAATCCGAGGTAATACGCTTTCAATATATTTATTAACCTTTTCATAATTACTGAAATCTAAATACGAATACATCGAACTAAAATCAGAAACGATCATTAAATCGTTTTCAGTATTTTTTTGTGATTCTCTTTTCTTTTGAATTTCATCGAAAAAATCCCTCGAAGTAATAGTTCCTTCGCTTCTTTTTCTAAGAAGTTTATAATATTGAGCGATTTTCACATTAGTACGTACCGTTGGCGAATCGCCTTTTTTTGTCTGCGACTCCATTATTCTTTCAATTACTAACTCTTGAAGTTCATACTCTCCGAACATATCTAAAACTTCTAGAGCTAGTTTCAAGTTTTTATATGACAATATTGGTATATATTCTCTAATGCAATTTCTTCTAAATTCTACATCTTTAGGTCTATATAACCTAAGGGCATCAACTAAGTGCATAAAATCAAATTTGTCTTGGTTTTTAAAATAACTATTTACTGTTGTATGAGTCACTTTAAATCTTGTTGCCAGTTTTCGATTCGTGTAACCATTTGATTTCAAACTTTCTTGCATGTCGTTTAAATCTAATAAAACTCGCACAATCTTTGTCCTCCCTTTGGACAAAAAGACACGTAAACCCCATTTTGTTACATATAAAGGAAAACGCGCCACTATTAATCTAAGATGTGTTATAATTATGTATAAGATCCGCGACAATGTTCCCTAGGTGCTTAGGGGGCAGTGTAAGAAAGTGTTACCGCACTACTTACACCGTGGGTCTTTTTTACGTCCGTTTATTTGATTATTTTCATAATATCACAAGTTTCCCAAAATCTAGTCGTGTGGTTATCAGAAAAATGTTGAGAAAATTATAAAACGCTATATATCAACGTTTCTCAATTGACATAAAAGTTAAATATGCAATTATGCATGTGACTTATTGTGACATGAAAAATCACATATGCATATTTTACCACTAAACAAACACAAGTTCTATGAATTTCTACAAATGTTCTCTTAAGCAACATTTATTATTTATTTGTTTTATTTATGATCGTTTTATTTAAATATATATAATACTCCACCGTTTTCGATTATAATTGTCGAAGATTAAAGAGGGCGGTGTAACCATTGCTAGGAGAACAATTAATATATTTGCGTAAAAAACAAGGATATACGCAAAACGACATTGCTCATCGTTTGAATGTCGCTCGGCCTACCTATACAAATTGGGAAGCTGGACGAGCTGAACCTGACCTTAAAACACTGATAAAAATAGCCAATATTTACAATGTATCATTAGATAATTTAGTGGGTAGGCAATATCGAATACCACCTCAGTTCGAAGTAATATTAGATCAGATATCAGATTTGGACACTGAACCACAAAAGAAAGCGCTAAACCTCTTAGTGGAATATACATACTTGATAAAAAAGTATTTTATGTAGGTCTCACGCTCCTTATTTTGACTTATAAACATCTTTTTGCATCAAGATAATATGAATCTCTATTGAAGATTCTAAAACGAAATACGAAGCGTTGCAGCGCTCGATATTTCAAATTGAAGATGTTGTATTTGAATCCATAATATAAGAAAACTTTTCCAATGAACAGTGGTAAAATTTGACATAATCTGACCATTCTTACCAGTGAGGGCTTCGGCTCTCTTTTTTTATTTGCGTTCGACAAAATATGACAAAATAGTTGTAACTATATTTGTTATGATTTCTATAAATCTTACATATTACATATCGGAGGAAGTACATAAATGAAAAAAAGAACACCTGAGTTTGTAACTGGATTAATCGGAGGGGTATTATGGGTCACCATACATACCCATCAACTTAAGGCTGAATACAAAACAAAATTTTGTTTATTTGAACTAAAATCTCCCCAAATGG